CGGCTGTTTCTTTTTTGTTTAGTTCTCTAATATATGTTTCATAAACTGCATCACTTGTCCATTTATCAAGTTTAACACTTGTTGTAATAACAAAGTCAATAAACTTTTCTGGATCAATAGCATTTACATCTAGCATATATTTACCAAATTTTGTAAAGCCTGTATAATATTTACTCTTTGCGAATTGTTCATATGTTTTCTTTTTACTACCTTGCGTAGTCAATTCATAAAATCTGTTATAAGCAAGAAATCCTAATCTAACATACTTAGAATCCTTATTGACCCATCTACGTTTTTGTTCGCACATATGGGCAGAAAGAGTCTTTTCTCTTTGAAAACTTTTACCACAGAATTTACATTCAAACATTAACACATTCTCTTTTTGGCGGACCCGAGAGGATTCGAACCTCTGACCTCTTGTTTCGTAGACAAGCGTTCTATCCAGCTGAACTACGGGTCCGTTCGGTTTAATAGCTATTGGCTTCTCCGTCTGCTTCAACGGCTTGCACACCGCCATGGATTTGCCAATTGCAACCCTGTGACTCATAACCTTTTTCTTCTAAAAACTCATATCGGGATTGCCATTCTTCGCTTTCCAATTGAGCATCATAGTCTTCTTCTAGTTTTTCTTTATCTTCATCAGACCATGCGTTATCGCCACTTCCATAAAAAACAAAGTCTTCTGCACAACCATCAAATGAGTCAATCATTTCGATATTTTCATAATCTTCGAAATCCCATATCTCACCATCTTCGCCTAAAGACGATTGTAAGTATTCGCATTCTTCTTCGTTTGTTATAGTAATTCTAAATGTACCATTACGCCACAATATTTCTGTGTTAAGTGCTTTTCCACTTTCATGTCTAAACATTTCAATCTCTGTTAGACTTTTCTTAAAATAAGCATTAATATCATATGAGCCGCCTACTTTAATTTCAGTTACTTCTTCACTCATCGCTCACGCCTTTCACTGCATTTACAAGTTCTTCTACTCTATCTTCTAATACACCAATAGTAGTATGTAGATGTCCGGTCGCTGTTGGTTGAATTCTTTCTTGCAGTATGCCAATTTCTTTTTGTAATACTCTAATTGTGTTTACTAATTCATCATTTGTCATTTCTTTTTCCTTTTTTTAGTTTTACCAAAAATGTCTTCAAACTCTTTATCGCTCATTCCAGTATCTCTTGCCATTTGTTTTATATCATCATCAGAATTCAACTGTCTAAACAATTCAATTTCATCGCCTTTCATATGAGGGTATGTTTGTGCTATAAACTGGGTAACTGTATCTTTCTTAATACGAGAATTTGGTGGTTTGATATATTCATGAAATTGTTTTTTGCCAGTTGATGTTAAACAAAATAACTTCCACATCAAATCTTCATGCTTATATAAATCTGTGTAATTCTTATTTACAAATTCATTTGTATTAAGTAACACTTCATCTTTGTCTTTTCCTTTGGCACTACTTGCATATCTAAGAAACAACCAGCTTGAAAACGTCTTCTTTTGTTCATCCGCAAGGTTGGAATACCAATCAAAGTCTCTGCGATCCATCGCACTGAGCATATCCTTTAGTGGTATTTTGTCTGCCATTTTTACTCCTTAGAAAAAATCATAACTGTTTAATACGTCTGGAATTCTATTTAAGTCTTTAACGAAATATGCACACTTTGGTTTAGGACCATGCTCTAATGGTATAACTAATATATGTCCATATTTTAGTTTTGGAAAAAACCATTTTACATCTGCAAATACGTTGTTAACTTTAATGTCTTCCCACCCCATTGTAAAGCCTGCGAGAGGATTTGTCAAGATAGTTTGAAAGGATCTTTCATTAATACTTGTCAATGGAATAAATTCTAATTGTCCTAAGTCAGGATCTCCAATTAAAATATTCCAATCTATTGGCATTTCTATTGTCCAAGGGCCGATACTTAAGTTAATACTAGGTGCGTTAAATGTTTCAATAAACACTAATGGAATAAAAAAGAAGTCTGGTTCATTCTTATCTGTTACATCCATTACGCAATATCTTATGTCTTCAATTTCATTTTCTGGTAGACTGTTCATTTCATAACAGTGATTTTCTGGTGTTAAAATTTTCATTAATAATTTACCTTATCTATTGTAAAAGGATACTCTGCATCCTTATAATATTTTTTACGTTCTGTTAAATGGCGTCTACTGAATTTACATCTACTTGTTACATCCCAAACATTCACAAAGTCTTTATCTTTTGCAATACGCACGCCTCGTCCTATAGACTGTATTACACGTACAAAACTTTTGCCTGGTTCAAGCAATACCAGATTGAATATTCTTGGAATATTAATTCCCACCGCGGCGACACCGTAAGTCGCAATAGTTATTGAATTTGTTGCTTGATTAATTTCATCATATGCATCTTTTCTATCAACTACTTTCATTGATCCCTGAACGAATTCAGAACCATCTAATAGTTCTTGTAACATATTTCCGTTACTAATTCTACCAGTTAAAACTAATGTATTGCCTGATTTAGATATATCCTTAATCATATTTGCCACATACTGCATACGTTTTTTATCTTCTAATAAAAACTTTAGTTCGCTTTGATAGTCACCATACTCTGCTGTTTCGCACGTTTGTACAATATTAACATGACACTTAGCAAGTACCCCTTGGTCTTGTAACTCTTTGGCCGCTAGTTTATTGATAACTTGTCCCAATGAACTTCTCAATGAAGCTGATTCCCAATCACTCTTTGGTATAGTTCCAGTCAAGCCCCAACGAATAGGAACATTCGAAAATACACCAGTTAGTAATTCTTTGAGTACATCTGCCTTTGCCTGATGAACCTCATCGACCATAACACAGATTACGTCTTCAATAAATTCCTGTATATTCGCTTCACCTTTTTTAGATTTTTTCAATAGCGAATTCAAACTTTGCCAAGTACAGATTGTGTGCGTTTTTCCTATATCTTTCTTATCACCAAAATACACACCCACGTCCAATCCACAGTTTTCATAATCTTCAAATGTTTGCCTTACCAAATCCTTATTTGGTACAATCACAATACTACGACCATAAATTTCTACTATCTTAGATAAAGTGGCTGTTATAATAGTCTTTCCTGCGCCTGTGGCGACCTCTTGTAAGCATTGTGGATACTCTATGAACTTATTGACAATATCTACCTGATAGTCTCTTAAAATGATGTTTTCGCCCTCTGCTACATGTCCAGTTGGCCATACAGTATCACCCCAATAATCTTCCGATACTTTTGTGAATTCCAAAGAGTGCGTTTCTCTGTTATCTTCAATTTTTACTTCATACCCATTGTCCATTATAACTGGCAATACATCATCAAGTAAATTTAAAAATGTTCTACCACCAACATCGCAGAACCTCACTGTACCATCCCAACGTCCTAATTTAAATGCTGGCATATGATACGCATGTGGCAAGAAAAACTTTAACTTGTCAGAACACTTCCTACGAGTAGCCGGGTCGAGTCCTTCTAATTTAATGTTTACTTCATCCTTGATTTTAATGATACATTCTTTCATCTATTAATCCATATAATCCGAATACATATAATTTAAATATGCATGGCCATCTTCTGTTAATCTTTCTGGCGTCCAAGCTGGATTAAATGTGACTTCTACTTTACAGTCATTAATACCATCTACCGCCGTTGCCGCATCCTTCACATCTTGTACAATGATATCTGCCGCTGGACAGAATGCACTTGTCAAACTCATAGTGATATCGCAGTAACCTGTTCCTACTACTACATCATATATCAGTCCTAGATTATATACATCACACCCCATTTCAGGGTCATGCACACCTTTGAGATTTTCTATAATCTTATTTTTTGTTTCTTCTACATTCATTATGATTTGATTATAGCATGTTTCGAAAGAAAATGCAATAGTATAAATGAAAAAAGACGATACTAGGCGAGTGAGAGAAACCTAGTACCGTCTCGGTATAACTAAGATGGCTCTTAGTTAACTGTTGTAGCTTTATGCCGCTCGTTTCATACAAGTGGTCTCAGCTAAACTCTTCCATCTGTCTCCTGACTTAGACATATTTCTAAGGTCTGCAATTTTCTGAGCCATTCTCAAAGAAACTTCTCTCAATTTCTTTTGATTTTCAACCATGAAGTCAATAATTTCAACTTCCTGTTCCTTGCTCAAACCTTTAGTATCAAATAGACCACCGTCTCTCGCAATCTGTTTAATTCTCAAGATTTTATCTCTTGCAGTGTCCATAGTCAAATCAAGATAGTGACACCTTGAAAGAATTGCTTCCAAGTGGTCTTTGATTTTGTTACCTTTAACTTTATCAAATTTCAAGTTAGTGATAAAGATAACTGAACCTTTGAATTCGAAAGTATCAGGAACACCTTCCCTTCTTAAGAAATGTGAGTCAGAGTTCCAAGAAATCTTCCTCTTCTTACCGCTATCAAGTGCGGCCTTAAGAATGTTTAGTGCATCCTCATTAAAAAGAATACTATCACAATCGTCTAGTACTACGATACTCTTTGGATCAGAGTATTTGTAAAGTGTAGAGTAAAGACCAATCGCAGACATTGTACCTTTTACAAAAGTATGTCTAAGAGGCTTATCAGCCATCATGTCAAAGATTGAATCCTTTTCAAGTACTTGCTCAACACCAAATGTTTTACCAACACCAGGAGGTCCTGAAACTACCATACCTCTAACAACACCATCGATTGTTGCCTCGGTCATTTCAT